AGATACCTTTTGCAGCGTCAAATCTCATCAGTGACCGTTCAGAGCCGGTGAATGTTGCCGTGAGCGTGACGGTTACGTCGAAGGTGTCAATGGTGAGATACTGCACATCACCCTTGTCACGCTGCACTGACGCAATGTGCGCATCAATAAGCGTACCCTTGACAGAGCCAATGTTGATGCGACCCGCGTCAGCATCGTCTACCGCGAGAATGGGTGCGTACACTCCACGCGCCACAATTTCACCGATGGTGATATTGCCGCAGTCGCCAAAGAAAACGACTGGGCCTGTAGCCCCAGACTTACCAATGTGGATGATCTTACCGATAGAAGCGTAAGAGCCATGCCGGAAGCCTGCTGAGCTATTGGTGCCCTCATAGATGATTTCGCCAACGCTGCAATTGCCGGCTGCGACAACGTATAGTCCGTTGTCTTTGCCGTTCGTGGCGAGAATCTTACCGATGATGTTTGAGCCGATAGAGTTGTCTACGACTGTTGACGTGACATTGTTGCTGATGACTGCATCAATGACGTTGCGGGTTGCCGAACCGCTGAGTACGAAAGGTTGCGGCATTGAGTCGTTCGCGGTGTTGCCATTGTTCACAAAGTCGTCAGCGACAACTTCGGAAATAACGTTGTCGGTGCCGGTGATGTAGACGCCTCTGGTCAGCCATGCCAGGTCAGTACCGCTGAGCATGTTCTTGACAGTGATCTTACCGAAGCGGTTACCGTTACCAGAAATCACAAAGCCGTCATGGGGCGACCTGTTCGCAAAGTCAATGGAAATGTCACCAGAGTCAACGTTCGATGCCGAGCATGTAAGGAAATTGGCCTGCGGGATGCCGTTGTACACAAGCGTTGCGGCAGCGTCCATGTTCCATGCTGACGTGAGCGTCAACACTGTTGCCGGGTATCGACCTCCTGGGAAGTAGACGCCCTGTTTTGTGCTTGCGGCGTAGGTGTCTGCTGCCTGAATTGCGTTCGTGTCATCCGTGATACCGTCACCAATGGCACCAAAAGATTTGACGTTGACGTATCCGCCATAGAGTTTGTCTGTGACTTCGCGGGTGAGACTGTCGTTGTCATCAAAGATTCCGGCAACGATGGGATCGTTCACGCCTGATGCGGAGTTGAGAATCTCATCGATGATTGCATTCATCTCGTCAATGAGTCTGTTAATCTCACTAACGAAAATGTCTGACACATCATCAAACCCGTTGTTGACTGCTGGAACAAGTGTGTTGTTGATGTAGTACCGCATCCCCTGAAGAATCTGAAGATACGTCATGCCGTCACGATAAGTGAACGGTGTGATGTTGGGCGTAGGCCCGTATGCGGGGACGTATGGCGGGATCAGCGCGATACCGTCCTCAACGGGAGGGACTGGTGGAATCGTTGTGCTCATTTTATTTATACCCATCCGTAGGCGTAGGGGTTGTTCTGGACGTATGCGTCACCATTGTTGTGCAACATCATGAAGCAGTCTTTGATTTCATCGATCACCATAGTGTCAATGTTTAGAAGACTATTGCGGTAGACCATCAACAGGTTTGCCGGGATGCCTTGGTAGCCCGTAACGTGTGATGTTGTGTCACTCTCCGTGTTTGACTTTGAATCACTTTCCTGTGTGGAAGATGCGTCAACGTCACTGTCAGAGTTTGAATCGACTGCTGATGTTGCGTAATCAGCATTACCGGCAAGTGCTGTCTGCGGAAAGTTGAGATTGGTTGCGCGTGACCCTGCTGCCGTTTTCGTTTCCGCCACGTTGTTGGCGTTTACTTCTTCAGTGCCTTCAACAGTGGTGCTACCCACACTTGTAATGTCCATTGTCAAGAGCGGGTCAAACTCAAGCTCTTGTGACAAATACAACTGATTGTAGTACGGCATGATCTGATCCATTTTCTTGCGAAGAATCAGAGTGAAGTTGTCGATTGTTTCAGTGCCGATTTCCTGATTGTAATATTCGTCAATGATCTTTCCATTGAGAATCTTACGGTAATCGTTGTTGAACAGTGGGTAGTATGCCAGTCCAATTTCGTTGTAGTTGGGAAGGGTGGGGAGCTTCCCGTACACAACTTCCTTATACTTAAGCTCGCCATACGTCTGTTCGTAATCGCCAGGGTCCGGCGTGGTGCCGTAAAGCTGTGCAATCACATCTTTAAGCTGAATAGTGAATGTCGCCATTAGTCCGCTTCCTTTCCCTGGTCACTGTCACTGGCTTCGTCGTTTGAGTCGATGCCGTTCTGCGCTGCTACGGCTTCAGCCATTGCCTCAACCTCAGTGTTGTAGTCAACAGTGATGTTCAGCCCGAATGTTTTATTGATGTGTTCTAGGCCCTGCTGACGTGCCTGTAGGGCTACGAAACGCAACGAGTCTGTCTGTGCATCGTTGGCCCCGACTTCAGCCTCTACAAGCCTTTCCTTCTTGTCTTGATTGGCGTTGTCGATTCCGAGTAGCCCCATGCATTCATTCCACCAACGAGTACGCATGATGCTGAGCTTGTCGAAAAGGTCTGGATTAATGCCAAGATCAATTGCCGTGATGTTGTCCATCATTGCAGCATCTTTTGGCTGAATGACGTTTACGCCTTCATCCATCTGCCTAGCAAGGTTCACCATTGACAGTTGCGTGTTAGTGGTTGACGATACGACTTTGTTCTGCCTTGCGTTGCGGGTGTTGATTTCAAGAGTCATATCTGTCGTTGCCAGGCGTGAAGCGTAAAGTCTCACAGTGTCAAGCTCTGACTGCCGGAAGTAGTTAGGCCAAATGGGGAAGCCCTGCCGTTTAGCATCTTCCTGCTTAGCTTCAACGAACGGGATAAATCCGCTTAGCTGCTTGGGCATGAATGTTGTCTGCCCTGCAATATCATTGATCCGTGATCCTGGGCCAATAATTGTGTAAGCAACGGGCCAATCCATGAAGTTAACGTAGCCTGTTGCACTTGCTTTCACTGCAAGGAGTTTATCATATTCGTCATCCCAATAGAAAATGACAAGCCCGTTCAGAAGCATGGTAACTTCAATGAAGCGAGGGTCGATTGACTCTGGCAACCCTTCCCACTTGAAGCGGTTTACTGCAAGCTCTGAAATGTTACGTTCAAGATTGCGCTGAATGATCTGTTCACGCTGAAGCGTGGGGCTACTTGCGAAGGGTGACGGTGCCCCGAACAATGCTGCATTGTAGAAGTAGTCAAGACCGCTTACACGCCTGGCCATTAGTAGCTCACCCCTGGGAGTGGTGCGTTGTCTGCAAAGTCAACAACGCCAATGTCTGCTGGATTTACCCAGACTGTGAAACCCTTCTCCATGATTCCTCTCAACACTTGCTTGTGACCTTCTGGAACCATAGATGAAGAAATATAGGCTTCCGTCATCTTCCAATAGGTGAATTTGGTCATCACCATAAGCGACTGCGGTGGCTTGATGAACGAGCGAATAGCGTACCCAAACCTGAGCCAATAGTCGCCAATAACTCGCATTGCAGCGGCGTCAATGAATTTCCAGCGAATACTGAACTCCATTGTGCCGTTAGCAATGTTTGTGGCATCCCCGCCGAACTGCCCACTCATGCTGGGCTGAATCATTTCAGCATCCTGCACCATTGCATTGATGCCTGCAATCGTGTTGGCGTAGTCACCCTTTGAAGCGAACTGTGCCAGGTCTCGGTTCGTGTCACGCGACATTGCAGACTGCTGATTCTGCAAACTATTTGTCTGGCCTAGGCCAAGATTAGAAATGGCCGCAGCTTCAGAGTTGTGCTGTGCCTGCACGCCTGCGTTAATGATTGAGGTTACGCCATTTGCGGTTGCGCTCAATCCACCTGCCGTTGCGCCTACCGGCCCACCTGGCACTCCTCCAATTGTCCCTGAAGCAAAGCCGCCAAGTGCCCCAATCGATGCCTGGCCAACAATGTTGGCATTCTGACTTACAGCCTGATTACGCGCGGTCTGCTGTGCAACCTGTGTCACGTTTTCAGATGTTGCAATGCCGCTTGTCGCAATATTGTATGACGCGCTCGCAGAGCCCAGTGCCCGCTGCTGAGTCCATCCGGCACTATTACGCTGATGCTGAATGCCGCTTGCGTTAGACGCGAGGTAGCTCAGTGCCATGCTGTTAACGACGGGGAGCGCGGGAAATCCTGCAATTTGTGTCATCATATCGAGATAGTCACCGAAGTCATCTCCGGTACTACTCTGTAGGTCATAAAGAAATGTCTTGAGCTCTGGCGTCATTCCCGGAATACCGTCAAGGAACGTTGAGTATTCAGCGTTGCTCATCCCTGAAATTGCTTCAGGCTCACGCCCGTCTGAATTATACGACCTTGGAGTGAGTTGCACACGCTGATTGGGTGGCATGTAATTAACGCGCTCAAGCACGTCAGCATCGGCGCTGTTCCACACTTCAGGGCGAAGAATTACCGGCGTTGCAGACCATGTTGTAGCTTCAAGCACCATGTATGGTGTGGTAAAGAACTTCTTCAGATGACGATACTTAGGGTCAATCCAATTGATGATTTCACTACTGTTACGCCAATTAGGAAGCATTTTATGCTTCTTCGGGTATGCCTGAAGAGTCATAAGAAACTGTGGCAATGACGAATCAGCGTCGTACTCAAATACTGGGTTATATCGAGTAATCTTAGGAAGAATTGAAATGGAGATAATCCCCTGCGTAATCCAAGGGTAGTCACTCATTTGACTAAGCCAAAACGTAAAGTCGTTGACTGTTGGGAATACGTAGAACGCGGCCCCTGATGGCAACCCTTGAATGTTTGACCCGTGTGGTGTTTTCAGTGACGGGTCAACAATTGTTCCTGGATCTGCGAGCAAATCCGTTGACGACACCACAATTACGTCATGCTCATATTGCAGAGTTGTCGTGCTGAGCGAAACGATTTCCTCAGTACGCTTTGCAATAATGCGATACTCGTTGCCAATGTCCAATCCTTCAGGCACCGTGAGATAATCGCGGCCGTAATTGTTGAATTGATTTGTGTTGGCAATTCCGATATGGCCACGCTCAACATAGCAGTTGCCTATTGTCACATCGTAAACGTAGGTCTGCCACACATCAAGCTGCACCCTGAGTCGGGTTGTCTGCGGGTTGATGTATTCACAGTCGAGAATGAAGTAGTAGAAGTCTTTCTGCAAATCATTCGGAATGGGCATCAGCGGATTGGATGCCCGCAGATAATTGTACCTATTCACCCTGTTGTACGGGATTGGGAGGAATACGTCTTGGTTTGGCTTGGCATACGTGGTGTTGGTCAGCCTAATTCCTGCTGACTGCAACGAGTTAATGTATGTGTTGAGTGCTGTCTTATCAGCGAACTTAACTACGTCCCTGTAGTCATTGTTCCAATTGACATTGACAAGATCGATCTGTGTTCCCGCGGTCCACACGGAATAGTCAAAATCTGACCCTGCCGTATAGACATTCGGCGGACCATCAATTCCGGTTCCCATTTATATAGATCCTTTCAGGACTCTATACGAAAGTGGGGAGTGCTCCGTTCGGACACACTCCCCACCGTCACATCGGTCTACTTCTTGTCGTCGGCCTTGGACGCCTTGGAGGCATCGTCAGCGGCCACAGGCGGGTCAGGAGTGACCTCCGGGTTGGGCCACGGCTGGATGATGTCACCCGCCACTCCGAAGCTCTTGGTGACCGGTGTGGGGGTTCCGTCGAGGGCCAGCACGTTGATGGTCACGTTCGCTGCGGTCTCGTCTGGGCCGATGAAGAGCGACCCCTCATTCCTCACGTAGCTGAAGTCCGAGAGGGCTCCCACGAGGTCCAGGTCGAGCGCTGAGACCCCGCCAGCGGGTGTGGTGACACCCTCCACCGACACGTCATACAGCACACCACGGAGAATGTTGGTGGTAGCAACATTTCCAGCCTTGTCCTTCACCGTAATCGCGCCAATTGCCGTGGTAGGCGTAGGCGTTTCGGTAATGACCGTGGTGGGTCGGGTGCTGCTGAACATGACAAGAGGCACAAAGCGGGATGCGCTCATAACCTGCCAGTGATGCAGCCAATAGTTCGTAGTGAGCTTTGCCGGGTTGAACTGAGAAGTGGTCTCAATCAGGTTATCCGCAACCACAAAGAAGTCAGACGTGGTGAGGATCGCCTGAAGCCCGTCAATACCAAAGTAGCGCTCCGGAACAACAATCTTACGGTTGTTGACCTGAGCCTTATCGATATTGAAAGCGCCCGCGAGAGCTTCAACATCCATTGCCGCATCAGCGGTGGCCGTGGTGATAAGGATGAGCTTATCCGGGTTAGCCGCTACCGGCATACCTGCCGGGTTGTACAGACGCGAAATGAACGGGAGGGTGTTGTTGAATTCACGAATCCGTCGCAGAAGTTCGCGGGACTCAACTTCGCCAGAAGCGGGGTCACCAACATCCGGGACATTCTGAATGTGGTAAGCCTCAGCCTTGTCGAATTCCTTGAAGAGGTTCATCATCAGAAGGAATTCGTCGTTCTGGTCAGAAGTCTGCGGCATGCTCATGACGTTGGCGAGGAAAGATCCAAGCTCGTTGTTGAGAAGCGCCATGCGAAGGCCAGGCTGATTGACCGTGAAAGCGTAACGGTCACGACGGTTGATCTTGTGGAAGGAAGTCTGAGTCTCGAACGGGTGGTGCCCGAAGATTTCCTTTTCAAGCTCATCACGGTCAAAGTCGTAATCAACGGCTTCCAGAAGGCCGTTCATCACTTCTTCAATCGTGTCACCATTCTGAAGCGCACCAATCTTGAACGCTGCAAGCGGGTTAGTCCAAATGGTGTTCTTGAAAAGCACAAGCCCAATGCGGTTGACAAGAGCGTCAACAACCTGATTACGCCCAGCCTGGTAATCCCAAAGCTGAGCGATAGTTTCTGCGACATTGGCCTGAGTAGCCTCAGGGATGCGGGCCTGATACTCACTGCCAAGAGAGTTGCGAATGGCGTTAAGCCAATCGACGTTACTCGCCTTGTCAATAAGCGGTCGAATG